CGTTCTCCGCTGCAACTTCGCGGACAGACTCTGCGAGCTGGTCGTCAAGACCGGCACCGTGGCCAATACTCCGGCCGCTCCGGAGATCGTCCAGCCCGCAGCCGGCGACTACTTCGAGCTGGGCCTGGCGACGGTCCTGGTGGGCGCCAACGCGACAGCAGTGACCCAGGCCAACATCACCGACACCAGACTGGACAGCGCGGTCTGCGGCTTCATCACGCAGCTGATCGACCATCTGGACACCAGCACCTTCTTCGACCAGCTCGACCAGTTCTACACTGAGTTCGTCAGCAAGACCGAAGCCGATTACCAGCTGAGCCGTGAGCAGTACCTGGAGATGTGCCAGGACATCGTGGACACGCTGACAACCTTCGAGCAGACCGCCGAGTCCGACTTCGATCTCTGGTTCCAGAGTATCAAGGACAAGCTGGCCGGAGACGTGGCCGGAGCGCTCCAGAACCAGATCGACGCTCTGACCGAGACGATCTTCCTGGACAAGTACGGTCTCTGCTCCAAAGTGACCACCATCACCAAAAACGCAGCCGGCGAGACTGAAGGGATCCTGGAGACCGACGAGGGCGCCCAGGTGACGGCCCTGACGACCTTCCAGAAGGACGCAGAGGGCAACACCAGCAGCATCGTCACGGTCATCACTCCCGCAGACGGCAACTACTACTACACGAAGACCGCCGCGTTCGAGACTACTGACGGCAACGGCAGCAAGTCGATCACGGAGTCCTACACCCAAAACATAAAGGAGGACTAACCACATGGCAGACTTCACAGGTGCCCAGTACACAGTCGACGAAGTGCTGGCAGGCATCAAGAAAAACCAGATCACCGGCCTGCCTCCCTCTAACCTGACCAGCAAGAGCGTCAGGATCGGAGACGGCAAGGCCACACTCGTCTGGAGCGTTCCGGCCACGACTACGGTCGACGGCCAGGTGCTTCAGACTACCGGCGGCGTTATGATCCGCCGCAAACTGGGCGAAGCCCCCGCAAGCATCACCGACGGCGACCTGGTGCTCGTCACCAGCGACCTGAGCGGCAGCTTCGAGGATACTGGCCTGGAGAACGACCAGACCTACTTCTGGCGCTTCTTCCCGTTCAGCGACCACGGCGTCTACAATCTCAACGAGGAGAACATCATCAGCGCGACCCCTCGCGCCTACATCCTCTACGGCTTCGAGATCGACAAGACCAACAGCGACCCCGAGAGCTGCGTCACCTACACCGACATGGCCGTGGGCTTCACTCCCGCCGCCGTGAATTTGTCCACCGGCGCCTTCGACCCCGGCAGCTGGACCGAGGACGTGTTCTTCCGCCAGAACAACCACGTCTGGATGGTAAAGAGCGACGGCACTCCTGACTACCAGCTGGACGACAACGACTACACGAAGAAGCTGGACGGCTCTGCCTCTGACGTCAGCAACAGCGCCTACGACGGCAACGCCATGGTCCGCTTCGACACCGTCTGGATCAAGGCCTCCGAGAGCGGCAACGTCATGAAGGTGCAGATCTGCAACATCCAGCTGGACGAGGACTTCCACGCCTATGCTCACACCCGTGAGGACGGCAGCATCATGGACTACATCTGGATGGCAGCCTTCGAGGGCTCCACCATCAGCTCCAAGATCCGCTCCATCAAGGGCGTCGCTCCTACCACCAGCCAGACCGGCGCCAACGAGATCACCTACGCAGCCAACAACGGCAGCCTCTGGGGCACTCAGACCTGGAGCCAGATCAACATGATCAATATGCTGCTGATCCTGATGGGCAAGAGCCTGAACACTCAGGCCGTGTTTGGCTATGGCCACTACACCGGCGGCTCCCAGGCCAGCCATCTGCTGAAGACCGGCACGATCTCCGACAAGGGCGCCTTCTATGGCACCAGCGGCAACGTGGCCATGAAAGTGTTCCACATCGAGAACTACTACGGCGACGCCTGGAACCGCATCAGGGGCTGCGTGACTGACGCCAACAAGCAGATCCTCGTGAAAACAACCCCGCCCTACAACACCGCAGGCACCGGCTACACTGCGACCGGCATCACGCCCGGCGGTACTTCCGGCGGATATATCAGCGCGGCCAAGATGACCGCGAACGGCCTGATCCCTCAGACCGCGAGCGGCTCCGAGACCACATACTTCGCGGACGGCCTCTGGTTCGCTGCCTCGTGCTACGCGCTCGTGGGTGGCAACTGCGGCTATGGTATGCTAGTCGGAGCTTTTGCTTTGAATTTGTACTTTGCCGTGTCCGGTACGAACTGGAGCGTCGGCGCCGCGCTTTCTTGTGAACAGCCTTTGTCCGCGGCGTAGCCGCGGACTCGGGGGGTCCGGGGGCCCTCCCCCCGGTAACGGCGTGAACTGATCATTACCAGGGGCCCGGGCGGGCGCTTTAGGCGTCCTGCTGTTTCACTCGTGGGTGGCAACTGCAACAATGGTATGAAAGTCGGAGCATTTGCTTTGAATTTGAACAATGCCGTGTCCAATACGAACTGGAACATCGGCGCCGCGCTATCTTGTCTACATCCCAATGAACCAGCCCGCCCGGGTCCTACACCCCAGGATCTTGAAATAGATCTACCAGCAGTGGAAATAAAGCCAAGACAAGGCACCGGCCAGTAAGCAGCAGGCCCGCAGCCGGTGAGGCGATAAGAAAGAAGACAACCTTGTTATGAAAAGTTTCCGTATTGACGACACGGCCGCAGCTTCCTCCGGAAGCATCGAGAGGGCCATGCTTAACGCATCAAAGAGAAAGAGGTCCAGGAAGGACGTCCAGCGCAGGCTGGCCAAGATGGAGGAGACCATCGCCACGCTCCAGGTCGTGATCGAGGAGCGCAACTACAACCCCAGACACCACGAGGCCATCGTCATCAACGAAAACGGACCCCACAAAGAGAGGCAGATCATCAAGCCGGACTACTTCCCGGAGCAGATCATGCACCACGTCGCTGTCCAGGCTCTCCATCCCTGCATCATGCACGGCATGGGCGCCTTCGTGCTCGGCTCCATCCCAGGACGCGGGGCGCACTACGGGAAGCGCTACGTCGAGAAGTGGCTGCGGCACGATGAAAAGAACACCAGGATCATCGGCAAGCTGGACATCCGGCACTTCTTCCAAAGTGTCGACCACGAGCTGCTGAAGGCCTGGATCCATAAGAAAATACGGCCGGGGAAGATCCGCGACCTCTGCGATCTGATCATCGAGGGCGTGGAGGAGGGGCTCCCGCTGGGCTTCTACACGAGCCAGTGGTTCAGCAACTTCCTATTGCAACCGCTCGACCATTTCATCATGGAGGAGCTGCACGTCTCCCACATGGCGCGGTACATGGACGACATCGTGATCTTCGGATCCAACAAGAAGACCATCCACGCCGCCATGGAGGCCATCGACTTCTATTTGTGGAACAACTTCCGCCTGGAGATGAAGAAGAACTGGCAAGTGTTCCGGATGGAATACGTCACGACCGAGTACGCCATCGAGTGCGAAAAGCTGGGCGATCTGTACGCCCTTCATGACGCGCTGCCGGTGAAGCATCAGCTGAAAATGTACAAGGACCGCCGGAAGATCTTCCTCAAAGCCAACGCCAGGAACGAGGCCGTCATGGACGAGTACCTGGAGAAGTACGGCGCCAAAGCGGAAACGGTCAGAATGACCCACGGGAGGGCTCTGGATTTTATGGGCTTCGAGTTCCATCGAGACCGGACCGTCCTCCGTAAATCAATTATGATCAGTGCCACACGCAAAGCAGCCCGGATCGGAGCAGCTCACCGGATCAACTGGGTGGAGGCTGCCGGGATGCTCTCATATATGGGCTGGATTGACCACACCAACACCTACGCGATGTATCTGGAGTGGGTCAAGCCGTATGTGAATATCAAGAGGCTAAAGAAAATAATCAGCAACCATCAAAGGAGGCTAAACAATGGAATTGATCTACAAAACCGTCAGGGGCTCCCAGCAGACGCGCCCGGAGGAGCTCGATCTCACGTCGAGCCCGGACAAGGTGTATCTGCGTCGTAATATCACCACCGTCACCGAGGCCAACGCTACCACAGGGGAGTCCATCCAGCTCTGGCAGTACGACGAGGCCATCCTCACCCGGGAGGAGTACGCTCAGTACAAGGCAGAGACGGAAAACGCCGGTCAGCAGCAGATCATGGAGAAACTGCAAACGACCGCAACCGACGACAGCCAGCTGATCATCATGGAGGCCCTCGCGGATCTCTACGATCTGATCGCTTCGCTGGCGTAGAAAGGAGGACGTCATGGTAGAGCTCTACACCAGGCTGATCATCAACAAACGACGCACCATTGACTCCGTGCCAGCAGGCATGAAGTCGGAAGTGGTCGAGCGTCTGAAGGCGCTCGGCTTCGACACTAATGGCGATCCCCTCGGGGAATAAGCCATGATCATCAACTTTATTTTACGAATTTTATGGAGGTACAACATGGTAGATTTGTATGTCGCTTTAATCATCGCAGGACGCAGAACCATTGACCAGGTGCCCGCCAAGTTCAGGGAGGCCGTGATCGCAGACCTCAACGCCCTCGGCCTGGACGAGAACGGCGAGCCCATGGAGGACTATGGCGTCGCTTCTCACTAAGTAAAGGAGGAGCGCGTCGATGTCGCCAGAAGTTTCCAGCATTATCATCGCGCTGATCGCAGGTCTGACCGGGTCCGGAGGATGCTCCATCATCCTCTACCTGCTCCAGCGCCGTGATAAGAAAAAAGACGGCCAGACCGAGGAGGACAAGCAGCGCGACGAGGCCACCAAGCGCCAGAGCGCGATGCTGCTCGGCCTCGGCCATGATCGGATCGTTTACCTGGGAAGCTGCTACATCGAGCGGGGCTACATCACTCAGGACGAATACGAAAACCTGCACGACTATCTCTACGAGCCCTATCTGGCGCTCGGCGGGAATGGTACGGCCAAGAAAGTCATGGCGGAGGTGGAACGCCTTCCGCTGCACAAAAACAAGGAGGAATAAACCCATGAAAAAGATCGACTGGATCCGCAAGCTCACGAGCCGCAAGTTCTGGCTCAGTGTGGCTTCTTTCGTCTCCATGCTTATCGTCGCCCTGGGCGGCGCTGAAGCGACTGCCACTCAGGTCACTGGCCTGATCATGGCCGGCGCGACTGTCATCGGCTACGTCATCGGCGAAGGCCTGGCAGACGCCGGCAACGCTTCCGGCGAGGGCTCCGGCGCTGCCGGAGAGTAAGCCGTGAAGGTGACAGGGTCCTCCACTGAGAAGACCATCTGGAACTACTTCATCGTCAAAGGAATGAGCCCCGCCGGTGTGGCGGGGCTCATGGGCAACCTATACGCCGAGAGCGGGCTCAATCCGCAGAACCTCCAGAACACCTACGAGAAGCGCCTGGGCTTCACGGACGCCAGCTACACGGCGGCCGTGGACTCCGGCGCCTACGCCAACTTCGTCCGAGACGGGGCTGGCTACGGCCTCGCACAGTGGACATACTGGAGCCGCAAGGAGGCCATGCTCAACTACGCGAAGAAGACCGGCGCGTCCATCGGCGACCTGATCATGCAGCTCGACTTCATGTACCAGGAGCTGAAGGGCTACGTCGCCGTGTTCCAGGTGCTCCGAACAGCCCGGACCGTAAAAGAAGCGTCGGACATCGTGCTGACCAAGTACGAGCGCCCGGCCGACATGAGCGGCGCCGTCAAGACTAAGCGGGCCAGCTATGGCCAGGCCTTCTACGACGCCTACACCACAGAGAAGGAGGTCAGCACCATGAGCAACAGCCCTCTGGTGACTTATACCAACATCACCAAGAACAAGACCAGCCCTCGCAATCACGCCATCGACACCATCACGATCCACTGCATCGTGGGCCAGTGGACGGCCAAGCAGGGCTGCGACTATTTTGCCACCACTGATAGAGAGTGCAGCGCCAATTACATCGTCGGCAAAGACGGCAGCATCGGCCTGTCCGTCGACGAGAAGGATCGCTCCTGGTGCACTTCCAGCCGTGAGAACGACAACCGCGCCATCACCATCGAAGTCGCCAGCGACACCGAGCACCCCTACGCTGTCACCGATGCAGCGTACAGCGCCCTGATCAAGCTGGTGGCCGACATCTGCCAGCGCAACGGCATCAAACAGCTGGTCTGGTCTACCAACAAGGCCGACCGCGTGAACCACGTCAACGGCTGCAACATGACCGTCCACCGCGACTACGCCAACAAGGCCTGCCCGGGCCAGTATCTCTACGAGCGCCACGGCGCCATCGCTGCGGCCGTCAATGCGATCCTGGGCTCCGGCACTACCCAGGCTCCGGAAGCGGCTCCGGAGGCCGTCCAGGGCTTCCCTGAGACGCCCTTCACTGTCCGCGTCATCGTTCCGGATCTGAACTACCGCAAGGGCCCCGGCATGAGCTACGCAGTCAAGGGTCAGACCGGCAAGGGCGTCTTCACCATCACCGAGGTGCAGGACGGCTGGGGCAAGCTAAAAAGCGGCGCCGGCTGGATCTATCTGGAGAACCCGAACTACTGCACCATCCTGGGCGTAGCAGCAAAGCCTCCCGACCCGGATCCCGCAGACGTGCTGGCCGAGGAGATCG